GGATTCCGCCGCACACCCATGGTGCGAAACGTGGTCTTCTAGGCGCCTTGCGGCGTTCTGCGCGGTCTGTTCCTTTTGCATGGCACCCATGTAGGATATGGCTTGACATCTAGAAAGTCAACCGAGTCTAGCTTTTGCCCTTGACAGGAAATCGCGAGTCGTCCTCTTGACGGCCACGCACCGTCGGGCGCACACTCCGGTCTCAGGGTCCATTCTCCCAAGGTATGGCCCGGTCGGTTTGGTCGCCGGCCGTTCCGCTGGGTGAAGCACAAAAACCTTGATGCCGCCGTTGTAGATGTTGCAGGCGGAGCTCACCAGGATGCGACATGAGCGAAAGAAAAACCAAGCAGACTTTTCGCGCAAAGGTAGAGCTTGATCGGCTGGAGCCGCCGGCCTGGATAGCAGAAATGCGCCGGCACTTTGCGCAGCACGGAACGCTCCGGCCCAAGGATGCCGCTCGTCTGCGTAGGGACAGGTCTCGGTCAGCCGGTACAATCGCGCAGTCTTCCGTGTCCACTGCCGAGCTTCTTCAGCAGATGGCACGCAGGGGGCGTGACTAGCTGGCTATTTCCGCAGGGCGCGCGCCTCGATCATAACCACCAACATAACCACCTGAGCGAGACGGGGCTGGACGGCCCGAGACTCCTTGTGCCCCGAATCCTTTTCAGCAGCGCCGCGGCCTCGCGCACAACCGCATCCCCGCGCTGGTTGTCGCCGAATACGCGATACTGCGCGACCGATTGCAGGCTCTCGCAGATTTCTGGCAGCAGTACGACGGCCTCCATCAATGCGGGGTTGTCGAGGATGGAAGTGCCGTCCGCCGTGGCGAAATTGCTCTCGGACGCAGTCCACGGCCCGCGCAGCACGGCGATCATGCTGGCCGCCGCCGACTCGTGGCGGATCCACCTGTGCGCGCTCCTGTCGGTTCCGTCTGGGCAGCATGGGTCTCCGCCGTAGCAGGCCAAGCAGTCGCCGCAAACGTCGCAGAAATCCTCGCCACACTCGGGCTCGTGCTCGTCGGTGCGCAGCGTGTCGCCCGTCTCCGCCCGGCGCTCGATTGTCAAGCAAAAGGATTGCGCGCGAAATCGTATCGTGCTACCGATGGAGGATGAGCAAAACCAAAAGTACCAGCGCGGCCGCAACCCCTGCCAAACGCGGCCGCCCGAAGAATCCCCAAGGGCAAAAGCGTTTCTTCTGGCTCGGAGCCCACTGCACAGAGGCCGAGAAATACGACCGTCAAGGCGCTGCCGCGCGCGAGCTTCCCGGCAAGCCGTTTGCCGCCTGGCTGCGCTCGCGCATCGGATTGCCCGAGAAACCTGGCACTTGACGCGCTTCTAGAAATCGACATGGACACTCGTCTTTTCTCTTGCGCGCGAAACTCAACCGTGAGATAACTAGGACATGGAAACAAACAACACAGCGACCACGCGGAACCTCGAAACAATGAACGCAGCCGGCCGATGGAACGACTCCAGCGATTTCGGCGCGAGCCCAGAGGCTCGGTTGACCGAGTGCATGGCCTACCACAAAATGACACGCGACCAGGTTGCGGCGGCTCTAGAGGCTGGCAAATCGCTGCGCTACGGTACCGATTGGTACGAGCAAATCAGACTGACTCCCGCCCCGGTTTCGGAGCCTGCCATGGTTGCCCTGGTTCGCTGCTCGTGCGGCCACAGCGTTGCCCGCGCGCAGGTCATGAGCGCCTCGCTCGGCACTAGCTGCCCGAACTGCTACGACCGCATGAGCGGCTGCGAGTAGATTTTTGACCGAGCCTGCCGGTTGCAGGCGTTTCAATCCACCGAACGGAGACACCATGCACACCCTGACCAACCGAGCGAAAACATTCCGGGCAGAACTGACTGACGAGAACTGGGAGAAATACGTGGAAACCGAGGGGCTGCGGGCGCGGGAAATAGTCCTCACCCTGGCCGGCCAGACCATTGAACATCGCCGCCGACTGAGTGACCCGTACCCCATGCCAAGCGATGACGAATTGCGCGCCGACTACACGAAATCGTGCGTAGTCTCTGCGCTGGCAGAGTCGGCCTACTCGCACCAGATTGGGAGATGGCTACAGGGCGGAGCCATTTCGCAGAGCATGCAGGCGATCATCTCAGGCGCGGTGGCCACTGCGTTGGCCGCGCTGTCGACGAACGGACTGCCCGATGATTTTCGCTCTCGCGCGGTCGCCCATTGCGAGGAGATGCGAGCATTTGAAACCCGCTGTGCGAATCGCAGCGACATGATCGTGACTCAGTTGGAGGTGCGCTAGCCATGCGCACCCTACGCCAGACCCAGCCGTTGCCCATCCCTTCGGAGACAATCGCCGACATCCACGCGAACGACCCGGAAGGCATCTACACCCATCGCCGCTACACCTCGACGGTGGCCTGGACCGACGGCGAGGGCCGCCATGAAGTGCCATACCGCGCGCCGGGCGAATGGTCGCCTGCTGCACTGGACCGATTGCTTGCCGATATTCAGAGAGGAGCCTAGCCATGCTGACCGCAACCCTGCTCGCGCACTTTCTCAGCCTGCCAGCCACCGCCACCGCGGCCTACGAGGCGACCTGCTACATGGAGACGGTCCACGCCATCCAGATGGAGCGCCACGAGAAGGCCGAGCGCATCGGCCGCGAGCTCGACGCGTGGGACGGCGAGATGCGTGTATCACTGGCCTGGCAATCGTGGGGCATGCCTTTCTCCAATGCCGAACAGGAACAAGACCCTGCGGAACCCTTCGCGCAATAGCGAGACGAATCGCGCCCACCGCGCGCAATAACCAACCAGGAGACGACCTTGACCCTCACCCTCACTCACGCCCAGCGCATTGGCTCCGAGTCCCGCAACGACATCCAGCGGGTGCGCGGCATCTACGATAGCGAAACCCCGTGGGAGCGCATCGGACTCCAAGGCGAGCACCGAACCGTCGTGGCCTACGTGGACGGGCGGTACTTCGCCACCTACACGGGCGCTCCATACTGGTGCAGCGTCGAGCTTGAGGACTGGGGCGCGGTTGTGCGGCGGGCGTCGGCTGGAGGTGCCTCGTGAACACCAAGGAACTGCGTGCGCTCGTTGAGGTTCCAGAGACGATCGAATTCTGGGGCCAGGAGCACACGGTCATTCCCCGCCTCATTGAGACGGTATTTGGCGACGGGAAGCTACTGCTCATTATTCAACCGATGAACACGCGCCCGAACTATTTTGTGGTGCGTGTGGATTCATCGCCGGACTTGGATGTGTTCGATGTCATTGACGACATCTCCGACGCAGCCGAGGATGAATACGGCTATTACGAAGATGCGGAACTCTCTGACGACGAAAAGGTATTTCCAATCGTTGACTGGACCGTAGGATGCAGTTGGAGCGAGCGCTTCCCTGAGACGGATTTGCTCAACCGGAATGGAGTTTCGTGACCATGAGCACGCCAGCACCCAAGGTTGACTATTTTCGCTTGGCCTGTCTCTTCCTGGCCCCACAGGTCCCGCAGTCCAAGATTGCCAATCTCATCGACGAGGAAGAGGCGCGGGAGATCATCGAGGGATGCAACGTCCAACCACAGAGCGAGGAGTAGCCATGCCCATCATCATGTTCGACCAGGACCTACGGGATGCAGCCGATGCCCTAACCGCCGCGATTGGCAAGATCGCAGCCCTTCGAGATCGGCTCCACAACCACGCATGCTCTGCAGACACGGTACCAGGAGATCGAGCCGTGACTAGACTCGCCCATGCCTCGGTGGTACGGGCGGAAGCGCTGGCCAGGCAGGCGAGAGAGGGGATTTTGGTATGACATTCACCCGCGGAGAGAAGCGCGAGCGCCGCCGATTCGTGCGGGCTGCAAGGCAGGACAGGCGCCACCGCCCAAGGAAACTCAAGCCTGCCGCGCTGAACGAGGCTGAAGCGTTCGCGGTGGAATGCTTCGAGGCGTGCCAGATGCTCGAACTGATACTGATGCAGGAGGAGTGCCGATGAACCCCGACGACGCCGAGGCACACAGCCTGCTCAACCACGAGGGCCGTCGACTGGCCAACAGCACCAGCGCAATGGAACTCGTCCGCGCGTCTCGATGGCCGGTGACGTCGGCGCGCGAGGATGACCTGGACGAGGGATGCGACTATCAGCCAGAAAGCGAGGAAACACCATGAGGACCACGTACACAGTCAAGGGAAGCGTCAAAGGCAGCGTGCGGGCGAGCAACATCGCAACCGGCATCAGCACGGCCACAGAGGCCGACAGAACCGCAGCAGAAGCGGTCAGCCAGGGCGCGACCAGCGTCGAAATTGAGACTGTCGAGACAGATGACAAGGGCGAGTCCGAGCGCATCGACGTTGAGACGGAGCGCTTGCAACTCGAATCTGCGCAAAGGGTTTTTAGCTCATACAGCATTGGTACCGAAGGCCACAAGACGGCACAGGCAAACCTGAAGCAGTGCAAGGCCGCTTACCTCGCCGCCGTCGAGGCCTACCGAATCGCGAGGGGCACGTAGCATGATCAACTCCAAGACCCCGGCCCAACGGAAGGTGGAACTAGACCAACTCGCCAAGCAGTCGGCCACCATACTGGCCAGAAGCAAGGTGGTGGCACTGGTCGAAAGTGGGAGATGGCATACACGTGGCGCGCTCCTCGATGAACTCGACGCCCATGCCCGCGCCTGCATCGACGAGGCCGTGGCGCCTGCGCTGGAGTACATCGACCATTGCATCGAACTGCACAAGGAGAACTTCAACAATCCGATACTGTTGGAATGCATTCGCAAGCTCCTCACCGGGAGGGCGGGAACGTGAACGACGAGGTATTCGTCGATGACGGGGAGGTCGACGAAATGCTCGGTGAAGTAGAGGATCATATTGCGTGCCTCAGGAGGCAGTTTGAATTGCTAACAGAGGAAAACTCTCGCCTCTGGCTGAAGGCTCGAAAGCTGGGAGAGTATGCAGCGAGACTCAGATTGAGAAGCAAACCAATCGCGGTGATCCCATGACACGCGCCCAGCGACTCCGCGAGGCCAGCGAGCGCTACCGTTTGGCACGGGCCGCGCTAGACGCTCTCCCGTGTAATGCGCCAACGCGAGATTGGCAGGCGTGGCAGGACGAGTGCTCCGCCGTAATCGACAGATACAATTCGGCTGTGCAAAATCAAGTGGCAGCCGCGCGCCTGGCAGACGATGAACTGAAAGAGGAGGATTGAAGCGATGGACTACCAACCTGTGTACGATGCAACCCTTCAGGCGGCCCGGAGAGTTTTTGGAGGCGGCGATGCAACCGAGGCGATAGAGCGCGCCGTGGGGAATGCTTTCGGAAACGCGCACATCGCTGTCGCCCAGTGCTTCGGCGTCATCGAGAACGAACTCACACGAGCGAGCCGAGCGATGCGACCGAGGGTGTTTATCGATGGAAATCTGTGGTGCGCACTCTACGGAGACAATCTGCAGGATGGGGTAGCCGGATTCGGAGATAGCCCAGAACTCGCCTGCATCGCATTCGACGCCGTGTGGAGCAAGGGAAAGGCCCAGCCATGACCGACCCCAAGACCCCGGCCCAGCGGAAGGCAGAAGCGCGCGAACGTGTAGCGCACCGTTTGGGCTTACCGATGGGCAGGCGTATTGCTCAGATCGCCTGATTCCAGTCTCGCAACTCTCGCGCGAGAACCCCAGCGCCGACGACCTAAAGGGCACCGACGGATGCGAGGGCGGACGATGCTTTTTATAGCCAGCCAGCGCCGCACTCTCCGAGGCCGCGCGCCTGGCAGACGATGAACTTGTGAATGAGGAGGAAGGCACATGAGCAACAAGAACACGGCCGGGATGAGCGACGACGAGCGGACGGCGGAAGCGCTGGCTAAGCTCAACTCGCGTATTTTCAACGGCACAGACTGGTGTCCATGGCCCGCCCAGGAGGACTACATCCAGGCGCGGTGGTTGGACTTCTTGGCCAAGGCCCGCGAGTTGCTTTGCGGGTCCCTCGCCGTGGTCGCCGAGCTTGACTGCCTTCGCGCCGCCCTGGCCCTCGCCGAGCAAGAGAAGCAGGCGCTACGGGCGGAAGTGGCAGCGTGGAAGGATACGGCTATCAAGGCAGGCGGCGCACTGGTTGAACGAATCAACGAGAACGAAGCCGCGCCCGAGCTCAGCAAGCCGGAGGTCCCAGAACGCCGCACAATCTACATGCCAACCGAGCAAGAGATTCGCGACGAGGTGTCCCGGCATCCACGCAAGACCGATTTCACCACCGCCACCCGCGAGCCCGACGCAGAGGGGATGGCGGGCAAGTGAGCTTCTGGCAATGTGCCGTTTCGGTGTTCGTCGGGAGTCTAATCGGCAGCGCAATCGAATACTGGCTCGGCAAGCGAGCGGATAGGAAAGGACCATGACCGAACCACACCAAAGCGACCTCACCCGCGCCATCGAAACGGCGCTCAAGCTAAGCCAGCGGGCGGACCTTGGCGAATTACAACGCCCGGCCCAAACGGAGGCGAGCGAGGATGAATTGCCGAAGCTTGAGGACTTTGCGGGGCGACTCGGATGGCTCATAGAACAACTGAGCGCGGCTATGCCGGCATGGCAGGGCAGGCCAGAAGTGGAGGCCATGAGGCGCATTTGCAGCAGGGTTGGCCTTGCTTCCGAGGCCGCCGACGCCGCCATCGCATACATGGGAGCGCGGCCGGTGCGCACCGACACGTGCCCCACGTGCCACGAGTTGGCCAACCTAAATTGCAGCAATGCCTATCACACGGAGTGGTTCAATCTTTCCAGGGAGCGCGACGAGCAGCTAGCCCGCGCCGAACGGGCAGAGTCTGAACGCGACGGCCTAGCCGAGCAGTACCGCCAAGCGTGCATCGACTCGGACAAGTGGGAAGCTGAGGCTCGTCGGCAAGCTGACCGTCCGGAATCCTGCCCCACGTGCGGCAGCGCCTACCTGGACTCACGCGGAAATTGCGGCGAGTGCCTGGGGATGAGCACCCTGCACGTGTACGAGAACGAAGTGACCGATTGGATCGTTGCCGAGTCATCGGACGAGGCCAGGGCAATCGGCCTAGAACAATCAGGCGACTCCGAGGAATACAAGGATCTGGAATACACCCAATGTCCAGACGATCAGCCACTTACCGTCCATAGTGACGACGGGCCGGTCGGAAACGAAAGCGAAACGATGACTTGCGCCGAGTGGTGCGCGAAAGAAGGGAAGGGATTCCTATGCTCGACCGAGTATTGATTGTCACGCCCGAGATGCTGACCGCCGCGAAGAAGGCTGCGACAGCAGGCTACGACACGCTCGCGGCATCGCGAGACCAATTCGTGGCTATGCTCGCCGAGGCCATCGTGATCCAATCGGAACCGGCCGCGCCAACCTGTGACCACCCGCAAGGCTACCGACACGGCGGCGCCGATTCCACAGGGAGAATCACCCAGTGGTGCGGCATGTGCGGCGTCAAGCTGGTGGACATCGACCTGAAGGTGAAGCCAGTCGAAGCGGTGGCCAGGAACGCAGCCGAGCGGCCAGCGGGGGAGTCGAAGTGCGAATCCACTTTCTGCGTATGCCATGGCTGCGGTGACATGCGCATGAGCGGAGAGCCGTGCCATGGTGGATGCGCGAAGCCAGCCCAACCGCCCGCCACGGTGAAGCTGCCGCGGCTGGAGTCTGTCCAGCGCTGGGTTCCCAACTTCGCCACCCAGCATATCGATAAATGCGGCCCAGGGGCATGGATGGACGGCAACGAAGCCATCGAAGCCGCCCGCCTGGACCTAGCCGCCGCCCAGGAGCAGGACCGCAATCGGAACGACGCCAGGTACAAAGCCCTTGCCGATTCAATGCGAGCGCAAGGCGAAGGGTAGTGGGTCAGTTTGACATGCGAGCCCCCAAGCACGGATCTGGCGCCGACTCAAGAGGTGATTTGCAGTGCGGCATTTTGCCATTTCGAAGATCGTCGGATGGCAGTACCCTCGCGCTATGCGGAACGTCTGGGCATTCATTGCCGCTGTCTTTGGTTTCTGGGTGGCGCTCATGAGCGGCATAGCCTCGCTTGCGTTCGCGATCTGGCTTGATCGCACAGGCTGGACATCGATCCCGTCTAAAGCATTTTGGGCTATCGGAATCGCACTCATCTTCGTTGCCTTCTATCGAGCATGGAGAAATGAGCACTCTAAAGTTGAAGCATTACAGAAAAGTCTTCAATACAGACTCGCTGGATCAATTTCCGACATGGCGAGCGTCGAACTTAATGGGCGCACAGTCATCATAATCCGCGCCAAGATACGCAATCTAAGCCGCCCAACCATCGTCGACAACTATCAGGTATCGATAGAAACAACCTCGAAAATGGTAAAGGGGACGATGCATATCCCAAATCAGGACACTGTGCTTTACCTTCCTGACGGGAACGCATTGTCGCTGCTTCGGTCGGAGTGCATTTTAGAAAGAACTTCATCTTCCCTTGGAAGTGGAGCAGAGGTAAGTGGTTATCTCCTATTGTCAGTAGACGACATGTGCCCGACCGACATATATGGGAGCGTAATCACCTTGAGATTCAGAGATGTCGAGGGTAACGAGTATCCGGTGACGTGGAATGCACCACAAATGAAACACGACGGCCCATTGCCCCACGTCACCGGCATGACCAACATTCCTATCCAAACAGATTCACAATCTCCCCAATCTCCCAAACGTGGTCCGTGACTCCCGCTGCCATCGCTGGCGTCACCCGCAACGTCTGGTGAATGCGCGCGAAGTTGTAGTGCATGAAGTGCAGCGCGACGGCCGCCGCGTGGTTCTCGACCTTCTTCGAGAAGGCGTTGGTCAGGCGGGTAAAGCGCCGCATCGACATCCGCATGGTGAGGTTCTGGCGCTCGACGTAGCTGGTTGAGACGTGCGCGGGGTCCGGGTTGCCCGTGATCGCTTCCTTCTTCGCGCCAGTGCAGACGGCTGGGCTGTAGCGGACTTCGCCGCCCTCGTGGCACTCACCGAGTTCCGGGGGTGCGCAGCGGATGGCCCATTTGATGGCATCTCTAGATAGAAAAGGCATAGAAACCCATGGGTTAGCCTTGCGCATCCAATCCCCTATCCGATTCATCTCTCCGCAAGGTGGATTCATGGTCCACGGGCACGTTCACACCCGAGGGAATCGGCATTCACATTGCCGCCGCCCAGCGAGCGAAGGTCCGCCCGCGCACGGAACTGACAGAGGAGGAGATGATTCACCCCAAAACGCGACAGATGTAGGATGTTTGACGCCAAGTCAGCGTAAGGATTAGATCGTCACCCACTTGACTCGTCGCCAAGGAAAATCTACATTTGTCTTGTGAAGAGCGTCAGAATCTGCCGTGAACTACTAGGCATCTCTCAGGAAACACTCATAAAGCGCTCAGGTGTCTGCCGTCAGTCGCTTTCGCAGTTTGAGAACGGCCACGCCTATCCAAGTCGACGCCTTGGGGAGGCGGTCGAGAACGCCCTTGAGAGCCTCGTCGACGAGCGGGTGGTCGCGGCCGTCATCCTGCATCCCGAGCTCGCATCCACCTTGGACTACAGGACGCTGGACAAGATCATTGAGGCCCTCGGCGCGGCCAGGCTGACCGCACTGGCAAGGGCAGTCAGTGCACCAGCGACGGACAGGGAGCCAGAGCAGAGCGCCAGCGATGCAGCGGAGTAGTCCATGGGCGCGATCGTAAAGCCCAAGGGAAGGAAGGGTGGAAAGGCCAAGCCACCGCCGGAAATACCCAAGCCGGGCACCCCAGAGGACACGCGCTCCGATCTGGCCGTGGCCGCCGCGCAGGCGCTCCAATCGAAGGGATCTCTTCCACCCGCAGACTGCGCCGATGAGATGGCGCAGCTTATCGCATCCGACCCCTACCTGTTCATGCGTCCGCGGCTGCGCTGGCTCATCAAGCTGGCTGGCAACGAGGACGTCTGCATGATGGACGGATCGCCCCTCATGGTGGGCAAGGAAGGTGAGGAGAAGAAAACGGTCAAGGTGTCCTGGATGAAGGCGCTGGCCAGGCAGGAGATGCTCAAGGCCATCAACGGCGACCCGGCGGCCCGGGAATTCTGCCTGCACACGCTGTTCGGGGCGCCGCCAAAGTCGATGGAGGTAAGCGGCCCGGCCGGCGGACCCATTGAGACGACCAGCCCCCCCACCGCGCTACTGTCACCCGAGGAGATGGCCACGCGCCTGGTGCGGTCCATGCGCATCGCCCAGGCAATCTTTGAGCGCAGTAAGACCACGCCAGAGCTTGAGGGCGTGGAGGTATCGGCGAGCACGAATTCGGAGGGCGTGCAATTGCCGCCAGATGTCGCCGTGGTACCGGACTCGGCCGTCCCACCTGCTGCCGGAGCGATGCCCAGGCCGGCGACAGTCGCTATCCAGGCCAAGCCAGCGCCCAAGCCGGCGCAGCCAGCGGTGGGCAGCATCTCGACGAGGCGAGGGTGACGACGGTCAGCTCGGCAGAGCGCAAGCAGCTCGAGGACGGCTACGAGCTCGCCGAGCAGGACATGATTCAGCTGGCGCGGACCAACATCCGCGCCTTTTTCTCGTATGTGATGCGGGACGAGGAGACCGGGGCCCACGTCGAAATGGAGCCATTCCAGGAGGAATGGCACGACCACCTGGACAAGTACGATCGGCTCATCATCTGGAGTTTTGCTGAGTCCGGTAAGTCGGCCAGTATCAGCGTCGCCCGCACCCTATGGGAACTCGGGCGAGATCCCACCCTCCGCTTCGCCATCGTTTCGAAGTCCGATGGCCGGGCGATCAAGATCGCCGGGCAGATCAGCCAGTACATCCTGAACTCCCCAGAGCTGCATAAAGTGTTCCCCAACCTCGTGCCAGACACGCGCTACCCGTGGAACAGTGAGCAGCTCACGATCAGGCGCCCAGGCGTGATCTCGAAGGATCCCTCGGTCAATACGCTGGGCTGGGGCAGCAACACCCAGGGCGCGCGCGTCGACCGACTCGTCCTCGACGACGTCCTGACTCACGATAACACCCACAGCGACTACATGCGGAAGGAGGTGCTGGACCGCTACCTCAAGACCTTCCCAAGCCGCATGACCGCGCGTGGCCGTATCCTCGGGATCGGGAACGCCCTGCACCCAGACGACCTGTTTCACAAGCTGGCCAAGAACCCACGCTTCAAGGCCTTCAAGTACCCAATCATCAAGCGGGACGGAACGAGCATCTGGCCGAGCCAGTGGCCGCTTGCGCGCATCGAGGCCCGCAAGACCGAGCTTGGTCCGCTCGAGACGATGATTCAGCTCATGTGCCAGGCCATCGACGACGCCATGGCAAGGTTCAAGCGCGACTGGCTGGAGACCTGCAAGGCCCGCGGCGAGGGCAAGGACATGGTCTACGCCCTGCGAGCGATCCCGATGTTCTGCAAGGTGTATTGCGGGGTCGACCTTGGGATCGGCAAGAACCGCGGCAATGCCAAGACGGTGTTCTTCGTCGGCCTCATCCACCCGAACGGTGACCGACAAGTGCTGTGGGTCGAGGGCAACCGCTGGCGTGCCACAGAGATCATGGCCAAGGCCCAAGACCTCTACAGCCGCTTCCATTGCATCTTCGTGGTCGAGAACGTGGCCGCCCAAGATCTGCTCGTCCAGATCATGCAGGGAAGCACCGAGATGAACCTCGTCTTTGACAGCGATGGCCTGGCCCACCTGCGCAAGGGCAGCACGGCGCTGCCGATCATTCCATTCACCACCGGCAAGAATAAGGCTGACCCGACCTTCGGCGTCGAGGCGCTCAGTACGAAGTTTGCCGCCGGCAAGTACATCATTCCGAGCCGCGGCGGATCCGTGCATCCAGAGATCGCCGAGTGGATGGATGGCTTGCTCAGTTACAGCCCTCTGGCCCACACCTCCGACTACGTAATGGCGGGCTGGTTCATGGACGAGGGCGAGCGAATGAATGTCCCGCCGCCGCCACCGCCAGCAGTCGGTCGCCTCCATCTGAACCTCTCGCACTGGTAAAACCCAAACCCTGATAGGATTGCAGCCATGCCAAGCGGAATCACACGAGACCTAGGAGCCGGCCGAAAAGTTGTCGATGCGACTGCGGACCAACAACTCGTCGAGCAGCGGGTCCGCCGATTGGGGCTCTCGCCGCGCCAGATGGAGCTCAGCCGGCTGTATGCCTACGCGCGGACCCAGCAGCACGACGACTGCGCAAGCGACTGGGACGGCAGCCCCCACGCCGATACCCTCATGCGGGCATCGATCGTGGCGAGTCCGGCCATGCCCAGCAACTACACGGACATCGGCGGCCAGACGGACCCAATCCCCCTGCGGTTCCGCCGGCCGAGCGTTCCCTGTAACCTGGCCAAGGTCATCATCTCGCGCTTCACAGGGCTGCTGGTGTCCGAGCAGCAGGCTCCGATCTGGAAGGTCGAGGGGGACAAGAAGACCGAGGCATGGGTCCAGGCCATCACGGATACCTACGGACTTTGGGCCAAACTCATCATGGTGCGGAACCTCGGCGGCGGCATGGGCACCGGGGTCATGGGGTTCAAGATCATCAACGACGAGGTGGTATTCGAAGAGGCCGACCCGCGCTGGTGCTTTCCGGAATTCGACCCGACGAACCCGCACGAGTTGCTCAAGCTCGAAATCAAGTTCATGTACCCGAAGGAGGTCCAGGATCCCGAGACCTTCGAATGGAAGGAAGAAAACTACTGGTACCGCCGGATCATCGACCACCAGCACGACGTGCTCTGGAAGCCCATGGAGGTGGGCGACGGCAGCGCGGAGCCCGACTGGGAGAACCAGAACAACTACACCTCGGTCGAGCACGGCTTCGGCTTCTGCCCATGGCAGTGGATTCAGAACCTTGAGGTGAGCGGCGACATCGACGGCGACCCGGACTGCCTTGGCTGCTACGACTACTTCGACCGCATCGGCGAGATCGACAGCCAGTGCCACGGCGGCGCGGTGAGAAACGCCGACCCAACGCCAGTCATCAGCACCGATGGCAACCTGACGTCCAGCCGCCAGGGCAGCAAGGAAGCCCTCAAGCTCGAAAAGGGCGGGACCATGACCTTCGCCGAGACCAACGGCTCGTCCCTCAAGGCCGCGTCCGACGAGTCCGACCGCCTTGAAAAGAAGGCGCTGCGCACGGCCGAGTGTGTGCTTCCCGATGAGGACACCGGTGGCGAAGCGGCAGTCACGGCCACCGAGATTCGCGGGCGCACGGCCGCCATGCACAACAAGGCATCCCTGCTGCGCGATCAGTACGGCAACCGCGGCGTGGTGCTGCTGATGAACAAGCTCGTGAAGGTCGGGCGCAAGCTCGCCGTGGGCAAACAGGCCGGCGAGGGCGTGGTGGATCGTAACGGCCAGCCGGTCAAGCCGGGCACGACCATCAAGGGTCAGATCAAGCTGCCCCCTCGCTTCGACGGAGACCAGCCGATTCCCCAAGAGCTCGGGGCCGTGGAGGGCGCGCAGCTCAAGCTGGTGTGGCCGCCATTCTCCAAGCCGTCTTCCCAGGAAACCCTCACGAAGGTGCAGGGAGTGGTGGCCGCGCGCGCGACCAGGATCATCTCCCAGGAGACCGGCGTGCGCCACGTGGCCAGCGACTTCGACGTGGATAACCCACAGGCCGAGTTGGCGAAGATCCAGAAGGAGCCAACGCCCGGGGCGGACCTGGCGGCGCAATCGCTCACGGAGCTACAGCAGGGCCGATGAAGATCGCCGTTGACTTCGACGGAACGATCGTCACCCAGGATCGTCCCTACAGCGACATCACGACTCCGCCCGAATTCATCCCAGGCGCCAAGGAAGGCCTGCTGGCGCTCAAGAAGGCCGGGCACTTGCTGGTGCTGTGGAGTGGTCGCGCAAGCCGCGCCCTGCTCTACGACCCCAACCTGGACCCGCTGGTGCGCGCCGGGGTGGTCGATGTGAACCGGCGGGCGTGGCTAGAGTCGCGCCACCTGCACCGCGCGCGCTACGAGCAGATGGTTGCGTTCGTGGAACGGGAGCTTCCAGGCGTGTTCGATGCCATCGACGATGGCCTCGCGGGCAAGTTCAGCTTCGACCTGGTCATCGACGACAAGGCCATGGTCATGCGCGGCGCGGCGACATGGTCCCGCATCGCCCGCGTGTATGGCGAGCAGGAACCCCTTTTCGAAGAGCTGCCAGCGGCCACGATCCTGGACCGGCCCGTGGCCAGCCTGAACCTCGTCCCCATCGGGCCACTCAAGGACATCCTGGACACCGTGCGTGGCGAACTACGCGCCGCCGGGATCGTGCACTTCGAGCCCATCTTCGGGCTGGGCGACTCCGGCTTCTGGTGTGCAGACCGGGCCATCACGGTGAACCTGCCATGGTTCCTGGCCACGCCCGAGCTCAAGCAGCTGGCCGAGGCGCGCTACCCAATGGACTGGGGCAATGTGCTCCGCGGCATTCGGCACGAGACCGGGCACGCGGTCAACTATGCCTTCGAACTCTGGAAGCGGGACGACTGGCGGCAACTCTTCGGGGACTTCACGAAGCCATACCCCAAGGTCGAGGGAAGCTGGCCCATCATCGAGGGCAGCCCAGACTTCGTCGAGTATGTGCAGGACAGCGGGCCATGTTACGGCCAACGCCATCCGGACGAGGACTGGGCCGAGAGTTTCGCGGCGTGGCTGGATACGACCTTCGACGCCAGCAAGGCCGGGCCCGGCGCCCTCCGCAAGATGGCCTACGTCAACTGGCTGTCCGCGACCGGCGTGCTGGCCGGCTGGCCCACCAACCACGACATCGGCGTGCCCAAGGAGTGGCGGGCGGCCTACGCCGGGCAGACCGTTCGCCAGGCCCTTGCAATTCCTGTGACGAATCCAGCGCCGAACGCGCAATAACCAATCATGGAGGCCACCATGGAGACCGAGACCCGATCCGAAACCCCAGCAATGCTGCCCAGCGAACCGCCGGCGCCACCCAAGATGTTCGATCTGAATGGCAAGGGCATGCTGGTGCCCCTCGCCGAAGTTCTCGCCATGGCGGACAAGGACTGCCGATACTGCATGGGCAGCGGATGGCAGCGCTTCTTCGCCAACGGCCAGAAGGACGCTCCCATCAGCGAGCGCGTCTGCGGCTGCGCCATCCGGCTCATGAGGCGCAAGCTGGCAGGCGAGACGCCGTCCACCTCGTTCGTGAAGGTCAAGAAGAACGCTGACCTGGAGCGGGAGCGCGTGACCAAGAAGATCGCCAACCTTGAGGCCATCGTGGCGAAGCTCGAAGCCGAGGTGGTCGAGCGGATCCAGGGGCACGATGCGGGGATTGCACAGGCAGAGCGGAACCTAGCCTCAGCGACTGAAGCGGTGCAGGCGGCGGACGATCTGCGCGTTGCCCAACTCGGAACCCTCGGCCAACTCAACGAGCGCCTTGCCGAACTACTGGCCTCGATCGAAGTGCAGAAGGCATACGTGGAGAAGGCCGCCGATGGATTGTGCAACTCCGAGGCTATGCGACAGGCCCAAGAAACCATCCTGAACGACCTCCGCACAGCCTCCGACCGCATCCTCGACTCCACGGCCCCCACCCGCCACCGCATCGAACGCCTGAAGGCCAAGATCGCAGCGGCCAAGCAGCAGCACCCAGACGTGCTGGGAAGGGAGGCGTAGGCCATGGGACGCGCATCACGCTCGAAAATAGATCCCGCCTTCACCAAGAAGGCCTTCGGTGGCCGCATCACCGCGAAAGAACTCTGGCGGCAGACGGTGCTGCCCGGCAAGTTCTGCCTGCACTGCAGGACCGCCCCGGCAATCGGAACAATCAACATGTTCTCGCCCGCGGCGGACTTCCAGAAGGACCACCCACGGCTCGCCCTCCAGTACGCCACCGAGTGCGGCGGGCGCATTCCCTACGTGCAGTTCAACGTCAACGGCGAGGCTCGCAACTTCGTGGCCCTGCCGGTGCTCTACTTCTGTGGACTCTGCCGCAAGGACATGGAGAAGTTCGCCGCCCACAAGCCCAGCTACGTCGTGGCCGAGATTCGAACCGGGCCCGAGGTGGATAAGGTCTTCTCGCAGGTGCCACGGTGACCAGGCGGACGAAGATAGGGCCGTGCCCACAGCACGAGGCGGGGAAGTGCACCTCACCGGCCTACCTGCTGCGGACCTGCCCGGCCTGCATGAAGCTCCTCGCGAAGCATCCCGAGCTGCGCACCCAGGACGGCGGCCGGAGCGCTGCCTGTTCCATACTAGGGACGGAGGACACCATGGACCGACGAGACAAACTCGCTTGCTGCCTGGCTCTGGTCTGCCTGCTCTGGGGCATGTCGGGGTGCTCTACCGATGGCGCTGGCATTGGCCTGGCGGGCGTGGACTCGGGCGAGCCAACGCCACCGCGGCGCGGGCCGGCGGGCGTGGACGTCATTCCGCCGGTGCCGGGCATCGACGCGCAGCCGGCGGAAGTCTGGAAGAACCTCCTCACCGCAGGGGCCGACATCGCACCCGACGGCCTCACTCTCATCGGCGAGGCCACCAGCTTCCCAGTCTCCAACGGCCGCGTGTACTTCCGCGTGGAGACAGTCGAGGACATCGCCGGCCGCTCGGTCGTCATCTACGTTGGGGACTACGCGAACATCCCTGGAAGCATGGCTGGCCCGGCGAGCGGGCACGTGGCGGTGGGCATGGTCCAGCCCCAGCGTGGCGTGATTCTGTACCGGGCGTGCCTCACCACGAACGACCGCTCCAAGGACGGATGGAACATCGGTCTGGTCTGCGAGGACGTGGCGGCGGCGCAGATTACGGGGACGCCGTGAGGGGGAAGCTTCTAGGCAACGAGGACTGGGCACGCGAAATGGTCGCGCTGGCCGGCAGGTGCATTGGCGGAGCCGAATCCCAGCGCCGAGACCAGCGTGCGCGAAAGTACCTGCATCAGGCTCGGTCACACATCGGCGCGCAGGCGTGGTACATGGCACACGAGCACGCCAAGGCGTCCATTCAGATTTCCTTGCAATGGGAACCACCGTTTCCAGGCGAAGCCCTCATGGCAGGGATCAAGCCCCTAAAGCTAGGCGAACTCGACGTGGCATGGGTAGCCTCGGCCTCCGCGGAGATGATCCGCCCCGTTAGTTGGATAACGATCACAGCCGACATCGGACCCGCCTCAAAGGAGTAAACTGTCCCTATGGGAAAAGCAGCAGCCAACTACGCCAAGTCCAAACAGCAGCCCCAGCAGGAGCACGAGGACAGGCCCAAGTGGAACGCCCAAGAGCGGCTGGCGCTGAAGAAGATCCGGCGCGAGGCCAAGGCGGCTGGCTCCACGCTGAAGAGCGACGGCGAAGGCGGACTGCGACCATCCCTGGCCCTCGGCGTGTTCCGCAAGTACAAGTGGCGCTGCTCGAATGAGGACTGTCCGACGCCGAAGAAGGATTTGGATCTCGATCACATATCGGGTCACCCAAAGGAGATCGCCGAGGACAAGGGCGCGCGAAACCGCAAGGACTTGAAGCGCGGGATCAAGCTCGGTCACGTCAGCAAGATCGATGCGCTCCACGTGCTCTGCGCGAAATGCCACGATCAGGTGCACAACCGTGAAAGAGAAATCGACGACGGCGAGAAGCCAGAGCCCATGCGAGGCGACGAATGAAGCCGCTCGGTGGTGTCTGCATCGTCGAAACGGGGAGCGCCTGCTACATCCTCCCAGTATGGGAGCCGGCAACCATCGCCGTGCCAGGCCTGACAGAAGAGTGGGTCCTCGCTTCCAGAAATGACGTGGACAAGCTGCCGGGAGACATCCAGCCAGAGGTCCGCGAGGCCATCAAGAACTGCGTGCTCTGGGCGTCACACTCGACCATCCAGTTCGTGCCAGCCACACGCGAGAATGTGGCCGAGTTCTTCCAGGCGCACGAGAAGCAAATCGTTGAGCAGTTGCGCGAGTGGGTCAGGACGTGGCCCCATCCTGGGAGCGCTCCGCTGCAGGAAGGACTGCTGGCATGAGAAAGCGCAAGCGCAGGACTGAACGCTTTCTCTGGCCGCGCGCTGGGGCCTACGACAAGGACATTCGTCGCAGTTCCATTGTCCAAGTGGACTGGAAGGATGCGACTTCGATGAGCAAGTGGGAAGACAACGATCACGAACCCGGCCTCAGCCTTTGCTCAACCACGGGGTTTCTCTTGCGGAGGGCGCCGGGCCACATCAGCATCGCAGCGTCGCTTTCCGTTCAGAACCACCACGGCGACGCCATCTCAATTCCGCGCGGAATGATCCAGCGAATCAAGGTTCTACAGCGGGCGCCAGCGGATCCTGTCGAGCGCAAGGGGCACAAGAAGTGATCAAGAAGGTCGGCTCCAAGTTCCAACTGTGGACCTCCGACGGCAAGCGCCCTCTCGGCAAGGTCACAACCAAGGAGGCGGCCGTCGCCCAGGAGCGCGCCATCAAGGCGAGGCAGGCCTCGGTCGGAAAGGGAAAGTGATGCGGGTCTACACCTTCAAGGACTGCACGATCTCGATCCCACCGCCCAAACGAGCAACCGGGCATGCGCTGACGATAATCGCGATTGAGCGAGGCATCCACCGCCGATGGTTCGAGCGCATCCCAGTTCTCGGCGACCGCTGGCTGCGCAGGAGGCTGACCATTCAGGTGCGCCAGACCACGAATGTCAACTACCGAGACCCGCCCTACGAGAAGGGCAAGCCGGACACCGTTTTCAACTATCACCTGCACTGAATCATGGCGCGAATCTTCTACAGACCAGCGGTGCGCGGGCAGGGCGAGGTGGACACGTTCAGCCAGAGCAAGATGCTGTTCGCTACCACGGAGGCGGCTGACATCGAAGCGGAGAGGCTCAGGAGGTACTGGGTGCCACGCACGCGCGAGAAGTACGAGACCGTCCTGCTGGTGGAAGTCGAGGACGCCGGTGCCGTCCCTGTATGACCAAGTCGTTTCTGCCCACCGGCGCACGCTCGACCGCCTCATCGACAAGGGCGCCGTCGAGCGGCTCAAGTCTGTGTACGTGAAGGCCACGGCCGAGGTGCTAGCCAAGCTCGAACGCCTCGGCAAGGGATCCAGCAGCTTTACGGCCCATCACCTCCACATGGCCCTCGCGCAGCTCAAGGCCGGGCAGATCTACATCGACGACCAGATGATCGGCGAGCTCAACACCGCCACCCGTGAGGCGCAGGTGGAATCGCTGCACGGCCTCGTGAGGGATTACAAGAAGCTCGAGAACCACTTCACCGGGCACGCACCCGTGCTGCCCATTGAGGAGGCCGCGCGCTTTGCCGGCGTAATAGATAAGAGCCGCAGCTCGCTGTTGCGCCAGCACGAGACCAGCATCAAGCGGTACGGGGTGAATGTGATCGACAGCGTGCAGGAGCAGATGGCCGTTTCGCTGGCCTCGGGCGAGACGCTCGACGGGGTGATCACGCGGGTGCACAGCACCGTGAAGGGCGAGTTCTGGCAGGCCGAGCGCATCGCGAGGACAGAGTCATGCTACGCCGCGAACGTCACCCACTCCGATGGGATCAAGGACATCGCGAAGGAAGACCCGGGCCTGCTCCAGCAGTGGGTCGAATTCTGCGCGCCCGATGGTCGCCCCCTCGACGAAAGAACCTCAGTAGACAGTATCGCCATTCATGGCCAGGTGACCGACCCAGGCGGCGTGTTCACCATGCCGGCGACGGCGCCGTTTCCAGATGTGAAAGGGAACACGATCGTTCCACCTGCGCTGGTGGGCCAGTCTTGGGCCGTGCCGCCGTGCCGCCCGAATGGCAGGGAGACGGTGATGCCCTGGTCGCCGAAGTGGGGAACGCCGGGCTGGCGGTACAAGGGCGGGCGAAGGATCCCGGCGTGAAGTACGGCTATCAGGTCTGGACCTGGCGCCCACTCCCATCGACATCGGCGTGGCACACGACGGTGCGCAGGCGCCCGCCCTTCGAGAGCATCACGTTTGAGGAGATTCACCCAGGCATCCGCCGCTTCGCCACCCGTGGCGCCGAGACCTTGCGCGGGGAGCGGTCGGAGCGGTTGCGAACGCTGTTCTTCCGCTGACCCTTGCCCAGGATGCGCAGCAACGGGTGCACGTTGTCAGGGTGAACGGGGACCGCGTACTGGCCATCGACCGGGCGGACGTGGCTCTTCGCTAGCGCGGCCACGGCCTCGTCGAATTGACAGCGGGACATCTTCCGCGGCCGGCGCTTGCGAATCTTCGGCGCATCGAAGAACTGCCGCCATTCCCGAATCGCGTCCAGCAGTCGAGCCGGCCCTGACAGGCACGAGTCCCGTAACGGCGTGGCGGCCATCAGTTGTTTGACTTCGAACCGCTCGAGTAGGCGGGCGGCGCGAACAACGGCGGCCGGGGCGTGAGCTTCGCGTGAGATGGCGAGAACTTTCATCTAGGATCCTCTGGGAAGTTTGATTTTGCGTTTAGCTCAGGATGCGTGGCGATGTAGGCTTCGCGGATCATGGCAGCTTCGAGCTCGGTGGGGTGGCATCCAAGGTTTATGCACTTGCCATTCACTTGGATTTGTGTCAGCCACTTCTCATAGCGCTTGCACCAACACACACCAAGATACCGGCTTGATGGGTTCGCCACGCGCCGATGGCGATTACGAAGGTTCTGCGCCTTCGTGACCTCGAACAAGTTTTCGCGCTGATTGTTGAGTCCATTCCCATCGTCGTGGTCACACTCCATGCCATGGGAGATATCGCGCCCGATCTTTCGCGCGAGCACAAGACGATGCATCTTCTCGGTCGTCCATCGTCCATCTGGAAGGTGCAAGTTCCGTTCGGCGTAGCATGTGCGGCCGTCCTGACGCGCGTACCACTTAACCACCGAAAGTGTCTCGAAGTCCTCGTCGTCGACAATGGCTACCTTGCCTCGGGTGAGCTGGATTTCCTTCGTCATATCCGATGGAAAATGCTCTCACGAAGCGTAGACAACTGTCAACGCGAGATGCACATATCACCTAGCAAATGCTAA